CCCGGCGATCAGTCACAGCAAGCTTGAGTGCTACCGCAGGCGGCCGGCGCTCTACTTCAAGAAATACGTCGCCAAGACGTTGCCGCAGCCGGAAGAGACCGGCGCGTTTCGACTCGGCTCGGCGGTGCATTGCGCGATCTTGGAGGAAAAGGAATTCGCCAAGCGTTACATTCTGCGACCCGACTGCGACCGGCGCACGAAGGAAGGCAAAATTCAGTTCGCCGAATTCTCCGCACAGCACGCGGACAAGACCTTGCTCGACCACGACGAGATGGCGCAGGTCGTGGCGATGCGCGAGGCGGTGGCGGCGCATCCAATCGCGTCGCGGCTACTCGCGGAAGGAACGCCAGAGATGACTTGGCGCAAAGTGCAGCCGAACGCACTGGGCGCTCTGCAATGTCGGACGGACTGGTTTGCTCCATGCGGCTGCGACATCAGCGAGTTTCACCCATATGCGCTGGATATCAAAACCGTTGAGTCACTCGACAGCGACGCGTTCCGCAACTTCGAGAGGGCTGCGTTCTCCTACGGCTATCATCGGCAAGCGGGATTCTATCTGCCGTTGATCAACGAAATCTTGGGCTATCCGGTCACGCGGATGTATTACGTCGCAGTTGAAAAGGTCGAGCCGTTCGGCGTCGCGGTTTACAAGCTCTCGGACGAGGCGATTGCCAAGGGCCAAGACGAGAACATCGCGGACCTAGTGCGGCTCAAGCGAAGCCTCGAAACGAACGACTGGCCGAACATCGAGCCGACGATTCATGAACTCAAACTGCCGGCGTGGTATGCGAAATGAAGACTAACCTCAAATACAACTGGCTAATCACGCTCAGCGCACCGGGTCACTCCATCAGCGTCGTCAAGCGCTGCACGATTGAACAGGCTTTGCTCGCTGCGGACGAACTTGAGACCGAAGTGGATTGGCTCGTGACCGGAGTATTAATTTCGAGACAGCCATGAACGACCTCCTAATCGTTTCAGCGGTTTGGCTTCTCGCTATCGCGCCATTCTTTTATCTCACCGGTTACTTGGTCGGCAAACGACGCGGCCGGGACGAGCAATGGGTCGAAAACTACCTCGCCAACGAACGCAAAACACAGGCCGGCCGGGACAAGCTCGGACGGTTCAAAAAACGAAAGGCACCTTATGGTAAGATCAAAATTACAGCACAACAAAACCAACTCTGAAATCGACCGGCGACTGCTCGAAATGCAGTCACCGAGCGAGATCGTCCGAAACTTGCGCGGCGCAACTTTGAGCAATGTCCACGCACGGGCGCGGCGCATGAGCTTGGCGCTGCACCGCATCACGCCGGCCGAGCGGGACCATCTCGTCTGGCTGCGGAAGGGGGTGAAGAAATGAACCAAGAAAAACAACGTATCGCCATCGCGGAAGCGTGTGGATGGAAGCCAAATCCATTTCAAATGGATATGCGCGGTCAAGTGTTTCCACAATCGCCGCCCGACTACCTCAACGACTTGAACGCCATGCATGAGGCGGAGAAGGTGCTTATACTTGACTGCGAGTGGGCTACTTACCTTGACCGCCTTTCCGTAATCGTAGCGGAGGGGTCTTTGGTTCACGCCACCTCCGCCCAGCGCGCAGAAGCTTTCCTCCGCACGATTGGCAAATGGGAGGATGACGAATGAACACCTTTATTTACGGCGACCCGAAGGGCCAACCAAGGGCGAGAGCCTTCGCCCGAAAGATGGGCGCGAAGCACGTTGCGCGAATGTATGACTCGGACGTGGCCGACGCGTGGAAGCGGGCGGTGGACCTCGGGATTGAGCGCGAGCTAAAGGCGGCGGGGGCACTCGATCCGGTCGGAGCGTTCGAGTGCAAGCTGACGTTCTTCTTCCGCAGGCCGAAAAGCCACTACGGCAAAGGTGGTCACGTGAAGGCGAGCGCGCCGGTCTGCCACCTCATCAAGCCGGACGCGGACAATCTCGCCAAGCTCGTGCTGGATCGCATCACGCGCGGCGGGCGCATTTGGCGCGATGACTCGCAGGTCTCGAAGCTACGCGTTGAGAAGTATTGGGCGATCACCGACGCGAGGATTGGCGTTTACCTCAGCGTGGAGCGATTTGAGCCGAGCGGGGCTTGACGCGTGGAGCGCAACGAGTAAACAACAAGCAGGCCGTGAAAAGCCTACTGCACGACATGAATCATAGATCAATTTCCCGGCCAGTTTTCGCGAGGCGTTTCGTGCGCCAATTTTCACCGCGAAGGCTGGTCGGGTTTTTTTGATTATGAGCAAGCTACCTTTCCTTCAGTTTTACCCATCGGACTATTTGGTTGATACCAGAGTCCTTTCGCTGGCCGCTCGCGGAGCGTGGGTCGACATCATTTGCGTGCTGCACGCCTCATCGACGCGGGGCACTTCGACTTTGCCGGCGAGAGGCTGGGCCAGAATCATGGGAGCGACCGAAGCCGATTTTCAATCTGCGCTCAGTGAGATCGAAGAAATGAAAGTCGGAGACGTGATACGAGAGTGTAACGGAAATGTAAGTGTTACATGTCGCAGAATGATGAATGAATCTATCACGCGTGAACAGACAAGGTTACGCGTTCAAAACTATCGAAAGAAACACGGTAACAAAGCCGGTAACGAATCAGGTAACGCAGATGTAACGCCCAATAAGTCAGAAGTCATAAGTCATAAGTCAGAAGAAGAAGGTAGCGGGGTTGTGACCCCGCCGCCTGCAATTCTTTTTGATGACTTGCTGGACGAACCCGAAAAGCCCAAGAAACAACCCAAACAGACCGACGCGGAATGGCTCGCGGAGCTTGCTACGTCGCCCGCATACTCAGGCATCGACGTCCGGCGCGAGTATTCGAAGATGCAGACGTGGTGCGGCGTTAACCGCAAGATGCCGACCAGACGCCGATTCGTCGCATGGCTGAACCGCATCGAAAAACCGATGGACGCTGCGAAAGGAAGCCGAGCGCATGAAAGCATCATTGACCGCTCCTGATCCATCGCCCGCGGAGCGCCGGCTGATTGCGGCGTGCATGGCCGGCGGCGTGCAGACCGTGGCCGCTGCAGTCAACCACGGCATCAGCGCCGAGACCTTCGCGGACCCGATGCTCGGGATTATCTGGCAGGCTCTGGTGCAGACCGCGACCGAGGACAAGGACACGCACGTTTTCAAAGTCGGCCGGCGCGCCTTTGGTTCGGCCATCGATGCCGAGAGCATGGGCCAACTGGCGCAAATCGCCGCGCTTGAGCCGACATCGATCTTTGCGAAGCAGCTGACCATCGAAGTCATCGACGCCAACAAGCGACGCAAGGCCGTCACCAAGCTCGCTCAAGCGCTCGGCGCAGTCACTCCACGCGAGGGCGGCGAATGGGAAGAGGACTGGTCGGCCGCACGGAAAGCGATCCATGAGGCCGAGCTGGCGGTTTCGATCCAAGGCTCGACCAAAAGCCTTTCGGCAATCGTGGACGAATACATCCACGACGAGATGCACGGCAAGGAGGCCGGGGTCGTCGGGACTGGATTGCCGCACTGCGACGAGTATTTCGGGAAGATCCGAGGCGGCGAGGTTTGCGTGATTGCAGGCCGGCCGGGCGTCGGCAAGACCGCGCTCGCGATCCAGATGGCCGACTCAGTTGTGCGCGGCGGCGGCAAGGCTATGATCGTTTCCCTTGAGATGCAGGCGCGGGATTTGGTCGGCCGGCTCGCGAAGCAACGACTGGGCCGTAGCGCCGGCATTGTGCGAGGCTGCACTGCCGCCGAGTATCAATCGGCCAAGACCTCTTGGATTGCCTCAGCGCAGAAGATGAAAGCGGACGAGAAGCGGCTGCACATCTTCGAGGTGCGTCAGGTCAAGTCGGTGTCGGACATCGAGGACCGAGTGGCGATGCTGAAGGCTGCGGACGCATTGCCGAACGTGGTCGTCATCGACTATCTGCAACTGCTGCACGCCGAGGACTCACGCGCACCACGCGAGCAACAGGTGGCGCTCATGTCGCGCCGGATAAAACTCATGGCGCTGAACTTTAACGTGGCCGTGATTCTGCTCTCGCAGCTTAACCGGGACGCGGAGAAGGACGGAAGCCGGCCGAAGCTCTCGGGCTTGCGCGAGTCAGGCGCAATCGAGCAGGACGCAGATCGGGTCTGGTTGCTCTATCCTGACCCTGACGTTATGGCGGTTCCTGACGCGCCGACGGTGCAGGTCGTCATTGACCAAGCGAAGAATCGAAATGGAGCGGGCGGGATCGCCAAGGTGGTCGAGTTCTTCAAACCAAGCTTTTCATTCCACAAAAAACTATGAGGCTCTACGACGAACAAAATCGGCTGCACGCGGAGGGCGGACCGGCAGTCACGAACCCAGACGGCTCGTGCGTGTGGTATCATCACGGGAAGATTCACCGGCTCGACGGGCCCGCGGTGCGGCTCGTCTTCGCCGACGGGCGCATCGAGGAGCAGTTTTGGATCAACGGGACCGAGATCGTCGCGCCGAAACTTTAACCATGAAACAAACCAAAGAAGAAATCGAAGCGCAGATAATTGCGCTGCTAC